GTCGCAATTTCTCCATTTTTATCTACACATTCTTTTGGTATTGGTTTTTTAATAAATTCACGATATGCCCACATCATTGCAATTAACCCAACAGGTATATACCAAAACACCCATCCATATGAAGGTTTTACTCCACCTTCTTGTGCAATTTGATCTTTGTATGCCATCATGATAACATTATCTGAAGTATTATCAGGAATAATCATGGGAGTAGTGCAACCAACCAAGACAAGTAAAATTAAGTATGGTAAGTATTTCATGTTACTCCTTATGATTTATTGTTCGCCGCAGCAGAACCAAAGTAGAATCCAACAATACTCAACAGTATCTGTCGGTTTTCGGATGCCCAAAAAAATCCATTAATTTCAACAAATGCTTTTTTTCCTGTCTCTGGAATTAAACCAAAAAGAGCTTCTGGATTTTTTACATCAACTTCAACAAATGTTGGAACACCAAAAAATGGTAAAATAAAAGGAGCAGCAAATGCTCCAAACAATACGGTAAGAACAATTACTTGACGAACTGCTCGTCCTGCGTCTATTGAAACTCGCTGAACTGCTTTATCTTGATTTTCTGTTGTCTGTTTGTTTGCTTGAATCAGTTGGTTGAACATTTCCTTCTGATCCGCGCTCTTTTGAGCCATGTAACGGAAAAGAAAGCCTGTTGCTCCACCACCAATCATACTTATCAATTCGGGTGAAAACATAGGGGATGACTCCACGGGTGTAGGCATAAAAATTCACAGATTACATTATAATAGTAACATACATGAAGTATTTATAAAACAACCCCCAATTGGGGGTTTTGAGGGTTGTTTTATTTTATATTATCGTCTTCTTCGATTTATCAAAATCGAACTTACCATAATCAATGCAATTGGACCAGGACCTGGAATTGCATTTTGTCCAAATCCAGCATAATCTATGAAATTTCCTTGAGTATTTCCACCAACTGCACTTATTGCTTCGAATGAGAATCTGGTTAGATTACCAATTGAAGTAACAGTGCCAAAATGAAATTGCCATGCAAGATTATCAGCACCGAATTGCTGTTGAAATAGTATGGTATCATCTACAAGACCACCATCATAGGATTGATTTGCTCCCATATCCGTAATGGTCAATTGCATAACATCATATCCATCTCTACCGCGATGAGCAAAATGCCAATTTATTGCATTAAGATCACCCAAACCATTAACATCTTGATATAACGCTGAAGCGTAATTTGCATTTAATTCTGCAAAATTTGTTCCATCGTAAGGAACAACACCCATGTTATTTCCATTCCAAATCTCAATGAGATTGTCTGGAGCTGTTGTTTGCCAAGGAGTATCAAGTCCTCCATTGAAAAAGGCATACGCCCAAGGATCTGCTGATTCAAAACTACCATCAACTAAGTCTGCTTTTGCTTCATTTGCTACGAAAAGGGTCGTTGTTGCCAACACCGCTACTATCTGATGCTTTAACATTCATATCTCCTGTTAATTTTTGTTGTACTTGTTGTACATTACTAAAAGTATTGATGATCTTGTCTGTCATTTCTTTGCCAATTACAGTCATAGCAATAACACCAATAATTGTTAGCATCATTATTTTTTTCTCTAATGCTGCAATTTTGATGGCTTGCTGTTCTGTTTTTTCTTTACATTCTCTTTGCTGTTGTCTTTTTAGATCCTCGCACTCGCAAGGTTGATCGTGGTGATTTATTGCCATTGTAGACTCCTGTTAAAAAGTAGGTGTCACAATAGTGTAAAATATCAAGACATAATTAGGTTGATACCTTATATTTATAAAAAACCCACCATTGCTGGTGGGGGTCAATTCAGATGCGGGATGACCAATCCCCACTGCTTAGGCAGCCATTGCTAATTGGTTAGCAATTATAGTTGTCAACATTGGCATTTAACGAGGGTTGTCAACGACCTCTCGGATATCTCCCTATTGCTCGCATCTCCCTGTCGATTCCGTTCGACCCCGTAGGTTTTAAAATGGAGTCGGGGGGATTCGAACCCCCGTGCAGTTGAGTAGTCTACAAAGATCAACAATATCAGTTTTATTTATTTTTTCCAGTTATCCAAGATCCAACTTGATGAGTTTGCCTTGTTTTCACCACCAACACCAAAAACGAATGACAGGTTGTTGTCGTGATAGTCCATCTCTGGGATGTTTTTGCCGTTGCGATCACCACCATTGGCAAAAATAATATGAGCATCAGGAAACATCATGCGAGTGACATGAATGGCATCTTTTGCGCTGCCATCATCGTCATTAAACTTGGCCAACACATGATCGACATGACGAATTGCAGCAACAATCCGCACCCGTTCCTCTAGAGGCAAAAACGGCTTGCCCTTCTTGCGAGTCAACCACTCATCAGAGTTTACACCTACAATAAGACCATCCCCCAACTCACGCGCAGCCTTCATATATGCAATATGCCCACTGTGAATAGGATCAAATCCGCCTGTGACCAAAACAATCTTATACATTATTCGTCTTTTCCTTTACCCCAACCAGTTACACTTCGGTAATTGTCTTTGTACTGTTCGTGTACTTGAATTACCGATTGGAGTTTGATAATTTCATGTTTTGCTTCTAGACATACAGAAGCAACTTCTCTGTTTGCAGAATCCCACTTTGAAATGAGATTGTCTAGTTTAGTAATAATATTGTTATTCATTAGTCAGCACCATTTACACAATTATCGTAGTCTGCATATTCGCATGGAGTATGTGTTCTCGTCAAAAGAACTTCACCATTTTTCCACACTAACCACAAACCATCTCTATCCAAATCACGCATATGTGCGCGTTCTGTGTTTGTAAAATATTCCATGAAGTACGAATCGTTCTTCTTCATCATATTGTAGACATCAGTTTCGACACCTGAATACCATCCAGCACACCAAGTATCTTCTGAATATCTGCGAATGGCATTTTCCACAGTTTCTTTGTAGATTTTGTATCTAAGTATATTAACCATAATGGAGTGAAGGGGGATCGAACCCCTAACCTATGCCTTGCAAAGGCATTGCTCTCCCAATTGAGCTATCACCCCAACCAACCAATAGGTTGTTCTCTCCGAACAGGAAGAAATCCTACCGTACCACCCTGCTTCTTGATTCTATCAAAGACTTCATCCAAATGCAAGGGGGTATAATTTGTATGCTCCACACAAACATTCAAATATGAAGGATCATCTTCTAGTCCTCCAATATCTGCAATTTTCTTTACATGATTGATATGCGTATGTCCGTGAACATTGCAACCATACTTTTCAAGACAAGAAGTATGTATGGGTGCATGAGAAAAGATGCAACCGTTCAGAATATGATACGAACGAACATCTCTGAAATATTTTGCATAATCCTTGAGATCAAAGATATCATGATTACCACGAATCAGAATTTTGTCACCATTAAGACGAGCAAGGATATCAAGTGACTTCTTGGAAACAGCAACATCACCCAAATGATAGACTTTATCATTAGGTTTAACTACTGAGTTCCAATTTTGAACAAGTGCTTCATCATGCTCATTGATATCGTCCCACGGACGAATCTTTGAACCATCTTTTGCCTTGAACTTGCAAATATTAGCATGTCCAAAGTGAGTGTCGCTCACGATGAAAACATTCTTATTTGGAGGAGGTTTTGTGCCTGCTGGAGTGTTCATGTTAAGTGGATGGTGAAGGACTTGCACCTACGAAGTCTAATGACGACAGATTTACAGTCTGTTCCCTTTGCTGCTCGGGCAACCATCCTAAAGCGAACGATGGGATTCGAACCCACGACCATCGGTTTGGAAAACCGAGACTCTACCGCTGAGTTACATTCGCAAAACGATTTTTAAAGATATCGTGAAACTTTTGAGTAACCAACGGTTAATGTTACTCCTATTCAGGTCACTTGCAAGCACTGTTCCTGACTTATACTGTTTCAGAGCTGCAGAACTAAGAAACACCGAATATTCCCTGTAGGATTCGAACCTACGACTTCTTCCGTGTAAAGGAAGCACTCTAGCCGCTGAGTTAAGGGAACTCAAATCGGGCATTGAATCCTTTTTCCAGCCCTGATCAAGGTCTGGGAAGTATAATGCTAGCCCTGTGCGTTCTTCTACGGTATACGCACCCCACCTCTGATTGCAGCCTGGGTATCAGTTATCCCGACACTGCTCTTATGATTTTAGTAGCGCGAGTGGGATTCGAACCCACACTTTATTGATTTTGAGTCAATTGACTCTGCCGTTGGTCTACCGCGCCGTACTACCCCGCTTGGATTCGAACCAAGAAAAAGAGATCCAAAGTCTCCTGTGATACCGTTTCACCACGGGGTAAAAATTACTTAGTTGTGTCTTCTGTCATCTCTTCACTCTCACTATTATACCACTTGCTCATGAAGATGTCAAGTGATACTGGGTAATGTTTTACGACTTGTCTAGCGCGTAATCTGATATATTTAGGAACTTTTGGCGTAGCCTGTGGATTCATCAGATCAAAAAGAAATCTACGAGTCATCTCAATTGAATTTTTTTCTTCTTCAAATGTTGACATGATTTAGCACTTTTGAACAATAGTCATACATCGCAATACCCGATGCAGTACCAACATTTAGACTACGAACACTTCCATACTGCGGAATATACACAATATCATCACACAGATCAAGAAGTTCTTGAGGAATACCAATTTGCTCTTGACCAAAGATCATAACAATATGATGATCGGTTGACCACTGATATTCTGTAAGATTTACAGCATCACGAACATTATCCATACCCACAACAACAATTGGATGCTTCTTGCGAAGATTATCCAATTCATTCTTCAGATCATCAATCGTCTTTACATGATTGAAATTGGTATAGTTGTGAGTACCAACAGTACCACGACGGTCGTATTGCTTCTTACCATAAATCCAAACTTCATTTGCAAGAAATGCATTTGAATTGCGAATCATGGTAGCAATATTAAAATCATTACCAACATTACTGGCAATAACAGTAAAGTTATTCCGCTTAGTATCAAGATCTGCCTTGATTGCTTCGGTGGTCCAATAATGATAATGATCAATGATATTACGAGTTTCGGTCATCGGGATCTCGCATTTACACGCTGTGCGCGTCGAAGATTTTCCTTATCACCACTGGAAACCATTACCAGTTCGGGTGCAGTCTTATGATACCAATCCATAAAACCAACCATCTTGGAAACACGCGAACACTTAATACAAGTTGTTGTATCGGGAAGTGCTTCAATTCTTGCTTCAGGAATCACTTCGCTACAAGTATCGCAAATACGATGCATCAGAAACCTCTACTAAAAGATTGCTTGATTGTTCTGCATTCTTGACGCTTTTCGCCGTCCAAACGCATTCTGCGTTCCTTAAGAATGCCCTTATTCCAACCAAAGGGTTTGCAAACTGTTGCGTTATGCTTTGCAACAAAGAAACCCTGACGCTCTGCTTCGATATCAATCGAATCTAGTACTCTCTTTGCCATAAGTACTCCCACGGGGACTCGAACCCCGAGTCACCGCCTTGAAAGGGCGGGGATTTGGCCAGTTAATCTATGGGAGCAGATTGTGTACCGTTTTATCCCACGGTACAACGGGTGAATTGTTTAACGCTTGCTCTTGCTGCACTCGTCAATTCGTTCATCAATGTAACGATAGATCGACTCATGCTCACGGGAAGTACCACGATGTGTATCGTCCATTTGACGATAGATCTCATCAATGCGGCAGTCTAGACTCTTGTGTGCATTCTGCACAAACATGGAAATCAGTGCTGCAATACCAAAGAAGACAGTTGCATCAGTATTGTGCAGAACAAACCATGAAAAAAGACCAGCAACAACATTCACATATGCAAAGTTGCGAAACGAAAAACCACCAAGACAATTAGAAAAAAGATTCATACTTAACTCCTTTGTTAGTTGTACCAATTCTTTACGGCATTCTCTGCCGCTGTGTACGACATGTACACTTCTGTATGTAAAACCTTACTACCTTCAAAAAACTTCACCACATAGATCGTAAGGTTCGATGCGTTCTGCATCATATCAATCTCTGCGGTTCTTGTCAAGTCCTGTACCATTGTGTTTTCCATAAGTAGGATGCCTAGGAATCGAACCTAGTCTTATTCGATTATAAGTCGAACTGAGATAACCAAGACCTCCCGCATCCCATGTACTCAGATTATACCATCTGCTGCGGGGATGTCAAGTCTGATCTTGCTCTTCTTGGTTGATGCATGTCCCATATCATCAATAACAAAATAATTGCGATTTTGACGATCTTCATCGTGTCCAAGACGATAATTGATCTGATCTACACCCATAGAATGGAATGCTGCATGTTCCTTTTCAAGCATTTGCATAATCATTATGCCAGTACGAATTGCGTCTTGCTGATTGAGATTAAGAGGGATGTCAATAAACAAACGATGCATTAGAACTCCAATTCCGAAATACCTTCGTTGGTAGTATAATAGATCTTATTAAAGATTTGCTTACACCACGATTCACAAGTCTGACAGGGTTTGGACATTCGCATTTGTCCAAACTTATTGTACCGCACATTAACAAGAATCAACTTCTTACCCAAGAAGTGCTTTGGAATCTTACGATAAGCATCCAGTTCTGAATGCATTTCGTCAAACAAATAACCAAATTCCTTTGCCTTGGGATGAGTCTTGAAATGATTGAATCCAATTGCAATAACACGCTTCTTGTGTAATACAAGAGAAGTGTGCTTCTTCTGACGATTAATCTGAAGACACAACGGAAAACAATCAGTCACCACTTCATTAATTGATTCAACAATCATAAGCGTTCCCGAGTGGATTCGAACCACTGACCATCCGCTTAGAAGGCGGATGCTCTATCCTCTGAGCTACGGGAACAGAGATACCCTAGTATACATCACACTAGGGGTTCTGTCAAGACGCTCACTCAGTTAATTGTAGTTTTGGTGTGGCAACTTCATTTGAAGGAACGACAAGTCCACCAACAAATGAACCAGTGTAGTGGTTCTTGAGTTCATCAAGAGGTTCTACTGTGAATGAAATTGCGTCATTCTTAACTTTGATTCCACTTGCTGCCTTTGTATATGGAATCCACGGTGCGAGTCCAAGTCCCTTATCGCCAGCAGGAACAAGAATTGCAGGCTTCTTAAGAAGAAGACCCTCGTTTGTTTCTTCTAGTACTTCTGCTAGAAGTTGTTCGCCCGTCTTTAGTCCGATTATCTGCACATTGCTCATTATCAATACTCACTTTCTTTTTAGGTTTAAAGATTGCATCCCAATTATTTGACCATTGTTGATAGTCTACCTTACGATATGTATCGCCTTTACCAGCACCATGTATACCTTCCATAAAATCTCCTATCAAAGCCACTTGTCGGATTTGAACCGACGACCTGAGCTTTACAAAAGCACTGCTCTACCGCTGAGCTAAAGTGGCAAATCGGAGAGACAGGATTTGAACCTGCGACCCTCTGCTCCCAAAGCAGATGCGCTACCAAACTGCGCTACTCTCCGTACAACGCCCATTACCAAAACTTAGTCGATGCTAAATGTCTTGGGTTTCTTTTCGTCAGGGACAACGAGTTCTATTGCAACATTTAGAACTCCGTTTTCCATTCTTGCGCCCCTGACATACATCCATTCCCCTAGGCGGAAGGACTTCTTGAAAGAACGCAAGGCGATTCCCTGATGTACATATTTCTTGGGATAAGGCGTTTCGGGATTCTTTCCTGCAATAGTAAGGAATCCGTCCTTTTCCTCAATGGTGATGTTGCTCTTATCGTAACCCGCAAGAGCAAGTTCAATCACCCAGTTATTCTCATCTACCTGTACTACATTGTAGAAGGGATAACGATCTGTTTCCTTAGATGCAATCTTATCGAAATGATTAAAAATGTCACTCATAGATGAATATGTGTTAATCCATTGCTTTGTCATTTTATTATTCTCCTTTTTAAAAGCTAGAATTTCAACCTTAGTATAAGCGTTGAATGGGCGTTGCGATAATATGTATAAACGGAAGATGTGGGATTCGAACCCACGGTACGATTTCTCGTACACAGCATTTCCAATGCTGCTCCTTAAACCACTCGGACAACCTTCCAAAGCGGACAGAGAGGGATTCGAACCCCCGATGGATTACTCCACGGCGGTTTAGTAAACCGCTGCATTAAACCGCTCTGCCATCTGTCCTTAATCATCAATGTCATGATGCTCCTCTGGAAGAGGTTCATGACCTTTTTTCCACAACCAATGATCTCCCTGCAAAATAATATATGCTTCATCTATAAGTAATGCTAATTCTCTAGCATCACCTTGCTTTGTAACTGGATTAAAATATCCATCATAATCACAAAGCAATATTGAAGCATTACCAATTCGCTTCTCTAGATCCGTAATTTTATTTTGTAATTCATTAATTTTTTCTTCGGGAGTCATTTGATGTATTTTTTTTAACAGTAAGAGTTACTTTGCAATGTCCTTCGATAGTTTCATTTGGTTTAATTTCGGTAATGATAACATCTTCAAAAGCATCAAGAAGACGAGAACCAACATATAAATCTGGTCCGCCTTCAAAATCAAACATTGAAATTTTGTCGGCAAGAGAGGGATTCTTTTGAATCTCTTCTTCGCTGAAAGCAGCCATACGAGCATACAATGATGGTCCTTCTACTGTGTATGTGCTTTCATCTAGTTTGGTTACCGTTCGTTCCAAACCGTATCTTGCCTTGTACTTAAAAGAGTTTGAGGACATTTTCTACCTTATACGACCATGCCCACGGCATGTTGAGGACATTATAACCGTTACCGTACAACTTTGCAACCATATTCTCCCGACCGACGGGATTCATACTGTGACAAAGTACTTTGTTCATTCTCTTCTTGCGAGAGACAACATAGTTTACAAAATCCATACCAGTAGGACTGTTCCAATCCAAATCATGATCAAGATATACAAGATCATAAACTGTATCGGTATTTTCCAAAAGAGTTACAGCGGAATTATAAGAAGAAACCCATGTAGCATTTGCATTAGGATTTTCGTCCTTAAACTTATTCCAACGATATTCATCATCATCAAGAAACAAAATATTCATAACTTCCCGAACTGGATTCGAACCAGTGACATTGGAGTTAACAGCTCCACGCTCTACCTGCTGAGCTATCGGGAAAGAGATAAGGGGTGTTTCCACCCCTATTCATTACTTGCTACGGCGGCGAGAACGCTTACGACCACCAACCTGATAGTTGGTAGGATCAACAAGCTGAACACGCTTCATGCTGTAACGAGCAGAACCGTCACGACCATCGTTGCGAACGATGCGCCAGTTACCATAACGCTCAACCTGTTCCTTGACATCGCTGATGGTAGCGCGGAGATTACGAACTCCGAACAGATCCATTGCGCGATCCTGATTGAGGCTGCGACCAGATGCGAGATAGTTGATAACCGACTTCTTCTTCGTCATTGTAGTAGACATTGACAAAACCCTTCGATGATGTTGTGTGGAATGAAATCGTACAACCCATCATCATAGTTGTTTGATTTCTAGAAAAAGTGCCTCCAGTAGGATTTGAACCTACGACCTATTGATTAAAAGTCAACTGCTCTACCAAACTGAGCTATAGAGGCGAGAACGGTTTTGTTCTCAACATTGTACGGTCCTGCACAAAGTTGAGAGAGGTTATCCGTAAACCCTAAACGGTTAGTAGTAGTGCGAAGTGATCCGTAAACACTTTCACACACAGAGAACTAGTCGCTCTCAAAGACTTCCGCAACCGTCACAATCTCGTTTTAGTTGCAAGGGAACAAACTCGTTGTCTGCACCCTGATCGTACCATCCGCTGACTTCAGGTACGCAAAGCATAAAAATATAACATAACATAATATAAAATCTACCAGTTAATTAATATACATTTGAAGTCTCCAGTATCATCTCTGTTTACTACTCTTGCTCTTCACTCACACCATTGTATCACAAGGTTGTCCTCTTGTCAAGCTCTTTACTATAGTTGATTGATCTTCATTGCCAAACACGGTGTTTAATTGTCTATTAACACGAATAAAAGTAGTACACTTTGGCAAATCCTTCAATCTTTCTGCACCAACATATGAACAAGCAGAACGCAATCCACCAAGAATTTGTTGAATCGTACCGTGTACGCTTCCGCGATAAGGAACCATTACAGTTTTACCTTCAGAAGCACGATACTTTGCAACACCACCATGATACTTGTCCATAGCAGTATCAGATGACATTCCATAAAAAGTCTTAAACTTTCCTTCATTGGTAGTAACGAGTTCCCCTGCGGATTCATCGTGTCCTGCAAGCATACCACCTAACATTACAAAATCTGCTCCAGCACCAAATGCCTTTGCAATATCACCTACCGTAGTACACCCACCATCCGCCATGATGTGTCCGCCCAGACCATGTGCTGCGTCGGCGCATTCGATTACCGCTGAAAGTTGTGGATACCCCACCCCTGTCATCTTGCGAGTCGTGCATACGCTTCCTGGTCCGATGCCAACCTTTACAATATCCGCACCCGCCAAAATTAGTGCTTCCGTCATCTCTGCGGTCACTACATTCCCTGCAATTATTGTCGTGTTCGGGCATTTCTCTCTCATTTCTTTTACTAGATCTACAAAACATTCCATGTATCCATTTGCAACATCAAGCGTCACAAAATTTACATCGGTATATTCCTGCAACAACTTTAAAGTTTTTTCCTTGCTAGTTTGATCTCGTCCCATAGTAAATGAAATATTATTCAAATACTGTGTACTAAAAGACCAATCTCCCATATCCACATGCTTGGATAGACATGTGATCATCTTATGCTCACAAAGAGCATCTGCCATCTCTAGTGTTCCTACAGTATCCATGTTTGCGGCAACGATAGGAATACCTGTCCAAGTGGAGTTGTTGCGGAACTTGTAAGTCTTAGTTAGTTCAACTTCACTACGACTAGAGAGTGTGCTTCGCTTTGGACGCAAAAGCACATCGGAATAATCCAATTTAATTTCGTCTTCAATTCTCATGTTGTAAATTACTCTAAGTGAGTGCTATAAAGGGGTAGAGTCTCAAGACATGCATTCTTGAATCGTAGTTCCGTTTGAACGCGAACCAAAAATTCAATCATATTGTCCATATCAGATAGAGTATATCCATCCACAATTTCTTTTACATCAAAATCGTGAAGACAGGCAACATATTGCTTGTTGTTATATGGATCTTGATACAGAGATGCAGAATATGGTTCTGTTGCGGAAACAATCTTGTTGGTTTGCATGGTATAAATTATATCACAGGTTTGGAAGATGTCAAGCGCACAAACCAAATAGTGATGGTTGTTGTTTCATACCATTCACTACTGCTTCGTGAGACTCTATATCTATCCAAAGAGAAGCAATGTCAGAAATATCAAATGAAGAATTTTCTGTTGCAATATAATTTAATGCTTCAAAAGCATTATCGCAACAATATATGCTTTTATGTTTCCCATGTCTGTTTTCAAAAACATGACACTTACCACTCACGACATCCATCGTTAACTGAGCAGGGATACTTGTAAGCATAATAGCCTCCATTGAATTGTACTACATCTAATAGTATTTAACAGAGTGGCGGCTTTAAAAGTGCTAAGATTTTAAGTTTCATAAATAGTGATATGAAATCTTTTATTCAATTCAATGAAACAAATCTTCCAGATTCGCCACACTTGATTCTTGGCAAAATAGGTGTCAATCCACAGGATCTACCACCAGGCCCAGATCGTGAAAGAATAAATCAAGTGCAAAAGGCCGAAAAGAATAAAATCCATCCATATTCTGGAAAGATTAGACCTAATAAATTAGGCAAACCACAAACTTAAAGATTGTTGCGAGTTAGGTTTAGAAGTTTCTGAACCTGAAGATCACATTGTGCCTGTCTTTGTTTTCCAGGCCAATAGATGTAATCTTTTTCTCCGTTCTTTTTTAGATTCAACAACAGTGGAACAATATTTTTTTCTATCTCTTGCATTCTTGCTTTGAGAAGTTCATCATATTGTGCTTTTACTGCTAATGCACCTTCGCATGTTGAATTTAATTCAAGTATCAAATCCAATTTTGATTTGATTGCATCTATATCCACAGTTGGTTGCGGATTCATGATGCCTGATAATTCGTCTTGATTTACTGCGGAGAATCCGAAATCTTCACCAGAATCAAGATACTGTTTTATAATATCATCATTCCAATTGGACTTTGCCATTATTAATCTTTCTTCAATGTTGCTCTGTTTGTTTTCTTACTATAAACATAACTCTTTACGCTTCTGCCTGATCTCTTTGCTGCACGATCCTTTGCGCGTCCAGCAGCACCCATTGCGGTTCTATCAGAACCCTTCTTGGTGAGTTCCATGCTTCCGCTCTTCAACACACCGCTCTTCTGTAGCGTCTTGTTAGCAACTGCTGCTGCTTGACCTGGATTCATTCCCTTCGCTTGCAATTGAGAACGCAATCTCTTTACAATCTTAGGAACTGGTTTGTCTTTTTTTGCTTCAAGAAGTTGTAGAAGTTGTCCGAATTTCATATAACTATTTATAAAGAAAAACACCGAACTGTGAAGTGTTCGGTGCTTTCCCTTACGGTCGAAAGGTAGCGAAATTCCTTTTAGCGCAAAAATAGCGTAATCACTGCCCTGTTTATGGTGAAGCACTGTCTCCATGACCGACTACGGTGAAGTAATGCGGGACATGGTTGCTTTTGCGCGACCACATATATTTAGTATTATAAATAATTTCAGAAAAGGAAAACTACTATGTACGATTTTAATCCATTTAGAGAAGTTAAAAAATATATCGAAGAGAATAAGGATAATGTAAATAAGTCCTTTGAAATGGTAAAAGCACCTCTCAACAAAAAGAGAAAGTACTTTGAAGATTTGGTCAAGAAGGGCGAAATGACCCAAGCGGAATTTGATCGCTACGAAAGACTTGGCGAATTTGAAGGTGCTGTATTTGCCGACACAGGCGAACCAGACGGTAATGTTTCAGTAAAGGAAGGAAAATCTTTCGAAGATATGGAAGATTGCATT